CGCAAAAACCCGAGACGCACATTGATGGTCCCTGGACGTATGGTGATAGTCCACCCCCTGATAAGGATGTCGTCATCCCCCTCATTCAAGTTATCAAGGACGCACAAGAAAAAGGCGCAAGCCATGCTGCACTCGAATTCCCCGAGACGTATGCCCGTAATCATCGAGGCATCGAAAGAGTCGTCTCTCTTACTGCTCCCCGTATTCTCCGGAACGTGGAGGTCACACTTCTCTATGGCCCAGCTGGCGTCGGCAAGTCCCATTTCGTTTGGACAAAGGAAGGATGCGATAACATCGGTACCGTCGACGCCGATCTTAAGTGGTTCGACGATGTTGGAAGACAGCCAGCCATCTTCATTGACGAGTTCCTGGGAAGCAAGTCTCATGCAAACACTGGAATGCTCAACAAGGTTCTCGACCGATATCCTATCAAGCTCCCAATCAAGGGAGGATTTACCACTGCATCCTATATGCGTGTGTACATTGCTACCAATATCCATCCAAGGTATTGGTTTGACTGGTTCAACACTCCTCTCTACGTTGCCTTCGCGAGAAGAATACATGTGGTATTGGAATGGGATTTTGATTCCAGACTCCCCAGAGCACCAGATCACGAGAGAAAGAGATTGGTAAATGACAGCGATGTAAATGAATTTTTTTACGTGTGAAAAATAAATAGTATAGACACATAAAAGAAGGAATTTTTCTTTGTTTATTCAATTCCTGCCATGCCAACATCAAAGAACTCAAGATAGTAGGTAGTCGTAATGTTGTAGTGTAGAACATTTGAAGCTTGAAGAGTGTCGCGTGACACAGATGACATTCCGAACTGATAGTTGTAAAGACGGAAGGGATCACCAAACAGACCAGCAATGGTCATGTTCCCCACAAAGTCGTCGTCTTTAATAGACGCAGAGTCGCCACGAAGTTTTTTCATATCGATGTATCCTTTCATGCGGGTGTAGCGACCCGACGCACCATAAGCATCGAGCATCATTATTTTCGCCCCAGCGATTTGTGCCAATTCACCAGGGTCACTTGGAGCCGTCGTATTTGCAGGATCGTCAGATCGATATGGTATAAACCACAAGTATGTGGGTTGAGGAGTACTCGTGGTTACCATTGTCGCTGTCAGGCGATAGGACATACCGATTACGCGGTACGATTTGAATTGGACACCGATGAAACCAGCCGCGCGATTGTCAGTTGTCCCGTTTTTACATGGAGTGCTTAATGAATTCAGCGTATAAGTACCTGTGTTGATGAATGACACACTGCCATTTCCCGCGACGCTGTCATTTCCCGTGTAACTCATTTTAATGGTAGCTCGTTGTCCCAGAGGGTACCTAGATCCAAGACGCTTCCGTTGGATTTTAGATCGTTTGCGTTTCGGGTAACGACGGCGCGCGCCGTACGTCTTCCGAACACCACGTTTCTTAAAAGTGCGAGAAGTCTTTCGAGTATACCGAGCCATTGCATCCAGAGACTACAAAAAGTGAAGTGACTACAACGGCCCCCCGGTCGGTCAAGTAGCACGGAAAAACAAATTGGCGAGTTTCCCCGTTCCGAGAAATTTCTCGGAAAGTTTCTCCGCGTTCTGTAACTCAATGGGCTGGTATAGTATTACCCAGCCCCACTGAGTTGAGTCATTCTTCTATGACGACCGCAACTCAAAACAATCCTCGCTACCGCCACACGGTTTTTGTGAAAAATAATCCAACCATAGAAGGTCAGGCGTTTTTAGAGACGTTAGTTTCTGAATTGCCCGTAAGCTTTGTCACATTCTCGTTGGAGAAGGGCGCGAGCGGCACGCCACATTTCCAAGGCTACGTGGAATTTTCTCGCCAAGTTTACTTTACTGCCATCAAAAAGTCTATTCTATATGGAGCCAATCTTCAACACCGAATGGGCACGCGCGCGCAAGCCGCCGCCTATACGCAAAAACCCGAGACGCACATTGATGGTCCCTGGACGTATGGTGATAGTCCACCCCCTGATAAGGATGTCGTCATCCCCCTCATTCAAGTTATCAAGGACGCACAAGAAAAAGGCGCAAG